TTGTACAAAGTATGATCTCAAAGCCCGCGATGAAATATTTATTTTGAGATGGGAGTGTTGTGAGATGTGCCACATAAAATATGTCGAAGGTCGCGAAAAAAGATGGCGACAAGGATGGAGACCTAATAATGGCTAATGCAGATTTGGAAATAATCAAAGATTTGTCGCAGGCAGCAGGCAATCTTTATGATGGTGCTGTTGATGATAAGGGCGACCCCATTAAGATGGGGTTAAAAAGGGACGACCTTCCTTCTACAAATCGCAAATACATCGATGGCGGCAAAATAAGGTTCGCTGGCAATAAAATTATTGTGAACTATGAAGCTGAGATTCGGTTGCAGGATGTTTATAAAGACGGGATTAACGGTTTTCAAAATGAAATGAATGATATGATTCAGAATCTTGTAAAACAACTTAAAAAGAACTATAAGGCGATTGCAGGCAAATCCATCACATTGACCCCCGAGGGGGATGATGCTAACGTCCGAGTAGATTATGTTTCTCGGTATCGTACTTTGGTCCTAGCTTCTCGTCAATATAAGATTGGCGGTTTAAGTGAGGTCATGTCAGCCACAAATGATGACGCTAATAAACGTGAAATTAGTGATACATATCGTAAATTCTTGGAGCAGGGTGGATTTGGTAAGCGACCAAAGAATGACACCAGACCTAAAAATGCTTAATGTCCAATCAACTTTCCAAGAAGCAACGACTCCAAGAAATCCTTAAAGCGGGTAAAGACCCCGTTTATTTTATAAAAAATTACTGTAAGATCTCTCACCCTTTGCGTGGGCTGATTCCCTTTCGTCTTTATGATTTTCAAGAAGACGTGATTAGGGATTTTAACGATTATCGCTTCAATGTGATCAACAAAGCCCGACAGTTGGGGCTTTCATCGTCAGCCGCAGCATACATTGCTTGGATGCTTCTGTTCCACCGAGAAAAGAATGTTCTCGTTGTAGCCACAAAACTAAGTACCGCAACCAACTTGGTGAAAAAAGTAAAATTTATTTTTAAGAATCTTCCCGATTGGATGATGATTTCGAAAATCACCATCGATAACCGAACTTCATTTGAGTTAGAGAACGGGTCGCAAATCAAGGCGTCCTCCACATCAGGAGACGCCGGTCGTTCCGAAGCCTTGACCCTTCTGGTTGTTGACGAGGCTGCTTTTGTTGAAGGTATGGACGAGATGTGGGCTGGTTTGTACCCCACGTTGTCAACGGGAGGTCGTTGTATTGCTCTATCCTCTCCCAATGGTGTAGGCAACTGGTTTCATAAAACCTACACAGAAGCCGAGGAAGGAAAAAACGATTTCAATTATCTTCGTCTTCCTTGGGATTGTCATCCCGAACGGGATCAGGAGTGGTTTGAAAAAGAGACTCGCAATATGTCTCGTAGAGAGATTGCACAAGAGTTGGAGTGCAATTTTAATCAATCCGGCGAAGGCGTGTTCCACCCTGAAGACATGGACCGAATAAGAAATAATCTCCGTGGTCCCACACACAAGACCGGTATTGATAGAAACTTTTGGATTTGGGAAAGTTATCAAGAGGGCGGTGAATATCTTCTGGTGGCTGACGTGGCTCGGGGTGACGGCAAAGACCATTCGGCGTTCCACATCTGGCGACTTGACACCTTTGAACAAGTTGCTGAGTATCAGGGCAAGCCCACCCTTGACGACTATTCACACATGATATATCATGCCTCCCGAGAATATGGTTTTTGTCTCACTGTAGTCGAAAACAACTCTTTGGGCATCGCCGTTCTAGAAAAATTAAAAGATTTAGAACATCCCAACGTTTATTATTCCATCAAGGGGACGCATCAATATGTGGACAAGCTTCAAGCAGATGCGGTGAGCAACTCTATTATTGGCTTTTCTACGACTCCGAAGACAAGACCGCTTATTATCGCAAAACTAGAAGAGTTCGTGAGAAATAAACTAATTAAAATAAATTCGCAAAGGCTTTATAATGAAATGACAACCTTTATTTGGAATAATGGTAGAGCAGAAGCACAACGAAGTTACAACGATGACCTAGTTATGTCAACGGCAATCGGTTGCTGGGTAAGAGACACGGCTTTGGTTGTTAATAAACGAGAAGAAGCGTACAAAAAAGCGATGATTAACTCTATCAGTGTTTCCAACGGAATGTTTGACACCAGAATTATAGGTATGACCGGATATAATGCAACTCAAGATTCACTGACTCCTGATAAAGAAAAGAACTCACAAGCGCACATACAATTGCAGTATCCAGCTTTATTAAAAGGATAAAATAAATGGCAGACCCCAAAAACCCAAGAAATACCACCTCTCCACTTTATAAAGTTCTGACTCGTTTATTTTCGGGACCAATTGTAAACCATGATCGTGAACAGCAAAAAAAGTTCCGAAGGAATCAGCTTGACAAGTATAGCACCAAGTTTACGTCGCTGTCGGGAAAACAGTTTCAGAAGTCATCTTATAATGTTTATGACAACTATAGTGCGAAATACTATACCGCGCAAAATCGTTTAGAGCGCTACATAGACTTTGATCAAATGGAATACACTCCTGAGATTGCTTCAACGCTCGACATTTATGCCGATGAGATGACAACCTTTTCGGATCTCCAGCCCTTATTACACATTGTATGTCACAATGATGAAATCCGTACTACTCTGCGGACCCTCTTGTATCAAGTTTTAAATCTTGAGTTTAATCTTTATGGATGGGCACGGTCGATGTGTAAGTATGGGGATTATTATCTTTATCTTGATGTAGATGAGAAGATAGGTGTACAATCAGTTCTTTCGCTTCCGATTGGCGAAGTTGAAAGATTGGAGGGCGAAGATAAGACCAATCCCAACTATATTCAATTTCAGTGGAACTCTGCCGGATTGACCTTTGAGAACTGGCAGGTTGCTAACTTCCGCATTCTTGGCAATGACAAGTATGCTCCTTATGGAACATCAGTATTAGAACCTGCCCGCCGCATATGGCGGCAACTTACTCTTCTAGAAGATGCCATGATGGCTTATCGTATCGTGCGCTCACCGGAAAGGCGCGTCTTTAAGATTGACGTGGGAAACATTGCTCCTGAAGATGTTGAACAGTACATGGAGAAGGTAAAAACTTCTTTGAAAAGAAATCAGGTCGTTGATCCTGACACGGGACGTGTTGACCTACGTTATAACCCAATGAGCATTGATGAGGATTATTATATCCCTGTTCGCGGCGGTCAGAGTTCAGACATTCAGAGCCTACCCGGTGGTCAATTCACCGGAGACATTGATGACGTAAACTATCTCCGAGATAAACTCTTTTCAGCGTTGAAGATCCCCCGCTCTTATTTGGCGCGTGGGGAGGGTGCCGACGAAGACAAAACAACTTAGCTCAAAAAGATATTCGTTTTGCGCGAACTATTCAAAGGCTCCAGCGGTCTATTGTTGCAGAGCTTGAAAAGATTTGTTTGGTTCATCTTTATGTTCTAGGCTATCGAGGCGATGATCTATTATCCTTCAAGCTAAAGCTGAACAACCCCAGCAAGATTGCAGAACTACAAGAGCTTGAAAGTTGGGAAAAGAAGTTCAGTGTCGCCAGCGCAGCCACTGACGGATTTGTTTCTCGTCGTTGGATTGCTCACCATCTTTTCAATATGACGGACGAAGAGTTTGTTCGCAACGAAGAAGAAATGTTTTATGATGCCAAGTTCAACGCATCACTAGAAGCAGCGGGTCAAGCTGCCGAAGGTGGCGAAGGTGGTGGAATGGATCTCGGAGGCGAAGGTGAGTTAGACTTAGGCGGCGATGAAGATCTTGACCTTGGGGGAGAAGAAGGTGAAGAAGAAGAGGGATCGCTTTTAGTTGAACCGGGAGAGGATGAACTCACCGAGGCTGATGAAGATACCGTCCACTACACTTTTAAAGACGGTGCTACAACAACCAATAAATCTAAGGGCAACATCTATAAGCCGGTGGAGGCTGATAAGCGTAAATCCCAAGGTCCACGCAAACGCAGCACTTCCGCCACCGCAAATCCTCTTTCTTACAGCAGAACAGATCGCACGGGTAAGCGCGAGTTGGATAAACTCGCCAAGGGCTACGTTTTTGCTGAGAACAAAACTATTTATGGAGACATAGAGTCCAAGATTTTGAACTCAAACAAGGAAATCGAAAAACTAATACAAAGTTTGGAGAAGGTGAATGAAGCCAAAACACAATAAGAAGAGGAACACAGCGTTTTTATTTGAAGCGCTGGTTCGCGAAATGACCAAGGCGGTTGTCCGTGGAAACAAAAAAAGAAAGACTAAAGTTTTGAAAATATTGAAGGAACACTTTACTAAAGGGAAGCCCCTTTATAAAGAACTTCAACTCTATAAAAGCATTTACCAAACAAAAAACACTGACCATCTCACCGCAGCTAAGATTGTAGTAGAGTGTCGTAATGAACATCACAGGCTTGATAAAAAAGAAGTGTTTAGACACCAATCTTTCTTAATCTCAGAAGTTAATAAAACAGTATCCTCTCGCGTTTACAACAACTTTGTTCCAAATTATCGTGCGCTGGCGACTATAGCCCAGCTTTTTAGCGACGATACTCCTGCCAAAACAAGGGTGCTTTTAGAAAATAATCTTATTAAACAGATGACTATGAACGAAAAGCCGCTTCAAGAGAAAAAGGGGCTAGATGATTTTACTTTTAGCCAGTATGTCAAGGCTTTCAATAAAGAATACTCGTCTTTACTATCAGAACAAAAGATGGTTCTCGGGTTGTTTATAAGTGATCGAACGTCGCTGGTGTCTTTTTTGAACGAAGAAGTCGGTCGCTTACGGGCTGCGTTGAACGAGGGTCTTAAAGCCACAGAAGTCAAAGAAGACAAAATAATGACCGAGAATACAAAAAAGACAATTCAAATCCTCGATGAAATAAAAAAGAATAAACTCACTGAGCAAACCATCATCGATATCCTCAAGATACAAAAATTAGTTAGTGAGATCCAATCTGATGACGATTAAAATTAAAATTGGTAAAGCAGCCGAGCGAGCATCCGTACAGCGAAAAATAGCTGTTAAAAAATCTTTAGATGGCAATTTGATGTTTCTTACTCACCCACATATTAATGTTATTGTTAAAAAAGAGAAAAACAAAGTTCTGGTTTTCGCAAAAGAGAGTAGCTATACTGACGAGGCATATGCGGCGATGAAACGCTTGTTGGTTTATCTTGCGGGTGTGGGTTTGATCGCGTTCGACTCTATACAAGGCGGCAATATTTATGCATCTTTAGAGGGTATTTTGGTAGAACCTTCCGATGAACGTTCTATGTTGCAACTCGTGACTTTTCATATCGGAGAATGGCTCAACAAAGAAAGCTCGGAAGTTTATGATGAGTATTACCAAGAAGAGGTCGAAGAATATTTACTTGAACCCGACGATGAAGATTCCACTGAGCTTGGTGAAATCCCACAAGAAGCCGACAAGGGAGTGCTGCCAAAAGATCCGCAGGTAGCTCCTCTCGTTTACAGGATCTGATGTCCTTCATAACTTTTATTCTAGCCGCATACGGCTTAACCCAAATATTGGTGTTTGGTTCAATCTTTGACTCAATCCGACCCACCACAGGAAAACTTGGAGAACTCTTTCAGTGTTCAATGTGCTTGGGTTTTTGGGTTGGTGTGCTTCTCTATGGACTTTCTTTTTATACAGAACTATTTACATTTGAACTCAACTTGGTCAATCCATTTTTATTGG